AATGCTAATTTGAGATCTAAACTAGAAAAGAGGCTAAATGCTGAAACGTTTAAAAGTGTGACGGGCGTAAGCTTTGAAGATATTTTTAGCGGTGAAAAAAGGCGCGACGTTTGGCTGTCTGCGAAGGACGCAAAAAAAATCGGATTAGTGGACAAAGTTGTAAGACTAGAACCACGTGAGGCCGAAGCAATGCAAAAAACATTAGTAGCTTTTTCAAGTTTTGAAAGCGCGGAAGCTTTCGAATCGTCGCAAGGTAGCGACAAAAAAGAAGAGGCTAAACCAAATATTATTATTAACGAAAAAATTAAAAAGGTAATGACAAAACAGGAATTACAAGCGCAATTTCCAGATGTCTATAATAGCATTATAGCCGAAGAAAAAAGCCGAATCGAAGCGATTCTAGCATTTTCAGATGTGGATTTTGAAGCGTGCAAAGCCATGATTTCGGGAGGATCTACCCCGGACGTTAAGTTTTTTGCGGAAATGACTCGCAAAGCAATGGCAAAAAATGAATTGAACGACATTAAAAGCGAAGCGGTTGAAACTGTAGAAGTTGACGCAAGCAAAGAAACTGAGCAGCCAGCCCTTGAGCCGGTTATTGAGAAAATGGACGATTACACTATCAAAATGCGTGCTTCTGCGGGCATTAAAGAAGGGGAGGCAAAATAATGAGTATAACAGTATCAAACGCAAATAACAATCAGTCATTTGCCGACTACGACAGAACGAAATTTCTATTAGGGGATAATGATTTTTCGAGGGCCGATTATATAGACAGCGGTGCAGGTTCAACCCTCGCCGCGTATCTAGTAGTTTCTCGCATTTCAGCGACGGGTAAACTAGTCCCGTGGGTGATCGCAGCAAGTGACGGATCAGAATTCCCAGTTGGTTTAGTGTGGTTAGGTGGCGCGGCAAGTATCGCCGTGGCAGCCTCGGCAACCAAAAGCATTGAGTACGTGAACAAAGGCAAAGTGAACAAAGATTTGATCGCCTTTCCAAACGCCGAAACTTTAGCCTCTGTGGTTAAAGGTATGGGTAGGCTAGACGATTGGTTGGAAAGCTTAGGCCTTGTATTAGAAAGTGGTATTGAATTAACCGCAGTTGATAACTCGTAAAAAAATAGGAGAAAAAAGAAAATGAGTATAGCATTAGAACAACACGCGGCAGAGTTCACACAAGCCATAATCGACGTGTATAAAGAAGAAGTACCGACGCCTTCGTTTTTACGAAGCTTTTTCACAACGGTTTCAAAACCAAGTAAATTTGTTGAAATTTGGGTACAGAGGGGAACTGAGAAGATCGCCGTAGACGTGAACAGAGGCGGCGGAGGTCGCAGAAATCAATTTTCAAAGGAATCACAGAAAGTATTTTTAGCACCTTTTTACGACGAATATTTTGACGCTACAAGCTTAGATACTTACGATAATATGGTTAACATGGGTGCGCCTGCCGAATTGGTAGGATCGACAGTTCGTAATATTGGCGAAAAACTGCAAACTCTTAGAGATAAGATAAACAGGGCCAAAGAGTTACAAGCCTCGCAAGTATTTGAGACAGGAGTTGTTCAATTAAATTCTGGTGACAATATAGATTTCAAGCGTAAAGCAACTTCTATTGTAGATCCCGGTGCGTATTGGGGCACAACTACGACAGACATCGAATCGCAATTGATTGCAGCAGGTACATTTTTGAGAACGGACGGTAAAAGTAGCGCCAAAGTTTTAAATATGATTATGTCAAGTACGGCGTGGATAGCATTGAAGAAAAGTGACTATTTCACGAAGAAAGCCAACTATAATAATGTTGTGTTACTCGACATTAATATGCCAATCGCGGATTCAACAGGGGCCTCTTATCATGGCCAAATAACAGCAGGATCTTTTATTCTGAATTGTTGGACTTACGACGAAACATACGAAACAGATGCCGGAGTAGATACTAGGTACTTGGATGCAAATAATGTGATTATATTACCAGCTACAGGCACGCGTTTTGTAATGGCGCATGCGGGGCTACCTAAGATCATAGCTGATCCAGCTCGCGCAGAATTTAACTTTATCAATAATATGGCCGCGGAATTTATGGTATACAATAATATTGATACAAAACGTTTCGCTCATAATTTCGGGGTTATGTCTGCGCCTATCGCTGTTCCCGTTTCGATAGATAGGATCTATACTTTACAGGCAATTAGCGCAGAGATTGAACAAGGGTAATTAATTTAAAAAATATGTAAATGAAAAAAATAATTATATTCATATTTGCTTTTGTGGTATTGTTCGCAGGGGCAGCGTACGTTGGTACAGATATCATGACAGAACCAGTTAACACAACCTTATCCTACGATCAAAGTTATGTATGGTACACTGGCTTAGCTAAGGACACTATTGGTATAGGCGACAGCGTTTATACTTTTCCAGTTCGCAAAAAATCGCTTTCAAAAGTGGCGCCGTATGCATACATCTCTATCGATTCGACGGGGGGCACGGCCAACGTGGTCACTGTGACTTTAGAAAGCAAGGCGTTTGAAGATGAAAGTTACATTGTACGTGAAACCGCTTCATGGACTTTAGGAGGCGACACGGTAATAAAACTATTGAGCGATACCGCGCACATTTCGGAGTTCTGGCAAGTAAAACTCTCCGGGGCGGACGATACTTTTAAGGCAAAAATTTTAAAACTCAATCTAAAATTTGCAGTAGAATGAAGTACGTATTAAACAAGAGAGTTATAAGCGTTCATATCGGTAACATCGTTTACAAAAAGCAAGATAAAACTATTTTTGACCCTGAAACTAAAAAGTGGGCAGGATTAAAAGAAGAGATCGAGGCGGCTTGTGATGCTGGTTTCTTGGAGCGCTTAGACGAGCCAAAGGCGAAAGCTGAGGCTAAAGAAGAGCCGAAAGTACAATCAAGAAAACGATAAAAGGGTAACTGAATGAGTTTAGAGAGGGCAAAAGCGGATGTGATTAGGTTTACCCAAGCGGGATTCGCCGTGGATCTTGTATTCACGGCGCCAACCGCTGAAACTGCAAGCGTCCGGGGCCTCGCTACTAAACACAGAATGTCAGTTAACCCGGAAGATGGACTCCCTATAAATTCACCAAATATACACGCGTCAATTGTGGAAAGCCTGCTAATTGCGCAGAGCTACCCAACTAGAAACGCAAACGGCGAAATTTTCATGAAGGGGCACAAAGTCTTATATGACAACAAAACTTACAAAATTAGTGAAAATTGGCCCGACGAAACTTTAGGGCTAATCGTCTTAATATTAGATGAATATGGCGTTTGATTTTATCATAACAGAGCAACGATTTGAGACTATTAGGGATCAGGTGGCGGCGATTATCTTCACGGAATTACAAGCACAGGCGGTTTTAAGACCTACTGAAATTGAATTTTTGGCGGGGGTTTGGACTGAACGGGGGATTCCTTTCGATCGCGAAGAATTGCCGGCTGTAAAAGTCTATTTCGCGAGTTCAGCATACGACGACGATGCGCGACTAAGCAGCGCAGGCACTTGTCAAATTAATGTGGAAGTAACAGCGAAAGGCAAAAGTACGGAGGCCGAAACGGGCGACGTGGTGGCCTCTAAAACTTGTCAAAAATTGATCGGTGTTATTCGCTATATACTTAAGAACCCAACTTATAATAGGCTGGCGTTCACAGGCAGGCCTTATATAAAAGGCACTACGGTGACAAATATAAGGATCGGCGAACCAACTGAACAACAGGACGGCTTTAGGGTGACAGCTGGGCAATTAATACTAAGTGTAAGATACGAAGAGGACAATGGAGATCTAGAGGCATTGCCAGGGACTCTGGCAAATACGACTGTAAAGATCGATAGCACAGAAAAAGGTTATAAACTTGAAAAAATAACATAATGAGTATAAGTACAGCAATAAGTTTAGATCGCGTTTCGCGCGTGATAGGCTACAAATTAAAAAAGGCTAATTTCGGGTTAAACACCCCTAATTTGCCTCACAGAATCGCGGTACTTGGTGAAGGTAATACAGCCAATCAAGCGGGGTTCGACACTTCGCCATTTTCGTTTATTTCGGCAAAAGAAGTAGGCGATCGATATGGCTACGGATCACCATTGTATCAAATGGCGCGGATTCTGCGCCCAATAGCAGGCAATATATTAGGAGGCATTGAAACTGTTATCTATCCACAAATGGAAGTTGGATCGGCCACGGTCATCAAAGTGGGTGTTACAGTAGCGACCACGGTAACAGCAAACGCGGTGCACAAAATTTACATTTCTGGTCGTGATAATATTGACGGCGTTTCGTTCAAATATAGCCTAGCTATAGGAGACGACGCGGCAACAGTAAGACAGAAAATAATCGATGCAGTTAGCAACGTTTTAGCTGCGCCATGTACAGCGGCAGAAGCTACACTCGATATAGATTTTACGACCAAGTGGGCGGGATTAACTAGTGCAGGGCTGCAAGTAAGATTTGACACTGGCGGAATAGCTGCGGGAGTAGTATATAGTGAGGTTTCAAACACCCCCGGCGCAGGCGAACCCGATGTAGCCGCAAGTTTAGCACTTTTCGGCGACGAATGGAACACTGATATAGTTAACTCTTATGGAGTCTCTACATTTTCAGCTCTGGAAGTTTTCAACGGTGTAGCAGATCCGGATCTACCTACAGGCAGATATGAGCCTACTGTTTTCAAACCATTTGTAGCATTTTGGGGCAGCTTATTGAGTGATAAGGACGATGTTGTAGCTATTACAAACGCCGCCGCTAGATTATCGCAAATGACAAATATATTAGCACCTGCGCCAAACTCGGAAGGTTTCCCATTCGAGGCCGCAGCAAACATGTGTGCGTCAACAGCATTGATTTTCGTGAACACCCCGCACGTAGGCAACGGAGGCAAAGCCTATCCAGACATGCCGATCCCTGCGGATAATGATATTGGAGACTTTAGCAGCTACGACGCGCGGGACTTCATGGCAAAAAGAGGGGCATCAACAGTTCTATTGAAGAACGGGGCATACACAGTGCAGGACATGTTTACGAGTTATCACCCAGCGGGTGAAACTCCACCAAAATTCCGGAAAGTACGAGATCTTAATGTACTTTGGAACGGCGGTTTTAGGTGGCTTATAATTATGGATCGGGACGTTCAGGACAAAGCGATTGTTAAGGACGGCGAACCTGTACAAGTGGGTGACGTAATAGCGCCAAAACAGGTTAGGCAGTTAATTGGTTCGCACATTGATCAAATGGTTTCTCTAGCGATGTACACAGACGCGGCTTTCAGCAAAGCGAGTGCGGACGTAGAGATCGAAGGCACGAACCCAGCAAGGCTAAATATTTTCTTCCGGGTTAAGATTACCAGTACGGCGGATATTGTAAGCCCAGATGTCGAATTTGATTTTAATTTTTCATCTTAAAAAATTATAGATATGGGATACACAGGAGGGGACACAATAGAAATGACATATAACCATGACACACTAGGTTCGGGATCTTTTTTCTTCAAGGCGAACGAAGACGGCACAGTGGATCAAGGGGGTAGAAGGTCAAACGACGACGCAAATATGATCACAGGGAACGGCAGATTTATTGACCAAATGAACCTCGTAAGGGCTTCATTTGAAACGCCGCCGATCGCTTGGGATATGATTGATCAGGACGAATTAACAAAACTTAAGGATTTAGCAGGATCTCCAATTCTAGCAAATTGGACGATCACTAATATTAGCGGCAAGATTTGGGGCGGAATGGGGAAGCCCGTGGGTGACATTCAAGGCAATGTAAACACAGCGCAAATCACGGTCAAGATAGCTTTCGAAAAGTTAGATCCATTGAATTAATGAACTTACGGGGTTAACAACTCCGTAAGCTTTCAATATTAAGTAACACATCCAACAAAATAAAAAATATAACATTCTAAAGGGGTAAACAAAATGATAAAAATTGACACCGAAACGGCAGAACGCGATTATAAAAAGTTCGTAGAAACTTTGAATTTGAGTGATTTAAAACTCGCAAAATTAGAAGAGGAAAAAGGGGCTTTAGTCCAACTAATTGAATACGGTTATCTGGAAATAGGCGAAGAGATAGTGTATAATTTGGAAGTCCCTTTCGCAAAAGGGCAGGAAATGGTCACAACTTTGATTTTCAAAAATCGTAGATTCACGCTAGACGAAGTAGACAAATATACAGCGGGGTCAAAGAGTGATATTGAAACTTCACGCCGTTTATTATCCGCACTTGTTTGCACAAATAGCGCATTATTGAAAGGACTTGACAGCGAAGATTTCGTAAATTTGGGCAAAATAAGCGCTTTTTTTTTACCGAGATAACGGATTTAAGAGGGATATACAAGGCGGCTATCCTAATTGCAAATGTTTACAAATGGTCGCCCGAAGTATTAGGCAAATTATACATAGACGACGGATCAATCTATAGTCTATATTTTTGGGAACGCCGGGCAAATGAATATATAGAGAGTATCAAAGGCAGCGGACTAAACAGCATATAAATGAGCAAATCATTAGTAGTAAAGACGCAATTCACGGCAGTAGATGGCCTTACAAAAGTAGTAAGAGGCATGACTGCGGGCGTTCAGAGGTTCGGACAGTCTTCGGTTGCGGTATTACACAAAGTAGATAGAGCCACTCATAAGATGGGTAACGCTTTCAAGAAAGCAACGGGTGTAGTAGGTCAATTTGGCTTAGCTCTGGGGGCTTCTGCGATCGCAATGACCATCTTAAATGCTAACTTGGAATTAGATAAGAGTTTGGCGAGCTTATCTGCGATAACAGGGGTAACAGGCAAAGAATTTGAGGCTTTTACAAAAGAGATAGATCGAGTTTCCAAAGCACAAAAAATATTCGGGGCTGAAACTGCCAAAGCGTTTGAGTTGGTGGGGAGCGCGAAACCTGAATTATTATCTAGTGCCTCCGCACTGGCGGAAGTGGCCACGAATGCGATAACCTTATCGAAAGCTTCGGGCGACGAACTCGCGGGAAACGTCGCGGCGTTAACGAATGTATTAAACCAATTCGAATTGGGTGCGAATGAGTCTGCGCGGGCGATGAATGTACTCGCGGCGGCCTCTGTGGTTGGGGATACGAAGATCTCGCAGACCTCAGAAGCTTTCAAAGTAGCAGGATCAGAGGCCAAAATGTCGGGCTTAAGTATCGAAGACCTTTCAGGCGCGATTGCCACGTTCTCAAAATACGGATTCAAGGGTGCGGAAGCGGGTACGAAATTTAGGAATATATTATCTAAAATGTCCCTGGGTGAAGCACTGCCAAAAGAGGCATTAATGCGGCTGAAATCTGCGGGGGTTAATATAAAATTAGTATCGGACAAAACAGTCCCTTTTATGACCAGATTAAAAGAACTGTCGAAAATACATGGCAACTCCGCCGCACTGGCTAAGGTGTTCGGCGAAGAAAATAAAGGTGTTGCATCTATACTATTGAGCAACTTACCCCTTTTGGAGCAAAACATAAAAGGAGTTACAGGAACATCCGCAGCGAGTGATCAGGCAGCCATTAAAACGGCGTCATTAGCAAGCAAGTGGGACGAAGTAGTTGCAAGCTTCAAAAATTCGATAACTACCACGAACGCGAATAATAAGGGTATGCTTATTCTAAAAAATACGCTCGCATTCTTAGCGGATAACATGGATACTATTATATTAGCGGTATCGGGATTAATAGGGGGATTTCTAGCATTCAAAGCGGTCATGATCGTGGTTAATGCGGTTATGTATGCAAGTCCAGTTACTTGGATCGTGGTCGGAATATTAGCGCTAATAGCAGCCATAGCAGCGTTAATATACTATTGGGAGGACATAGTAAAATGGGTAAGAACTTCTGACAATGCTTTTGCAAAAATTATGCGAGTTGCATTAATACCTATATTGCTGCTATTCAAAGTAATAGGGAAAGTTGTAAACTGGCTCTCTAAAAAGTGGGAGGAGCTTGTTAATTGGGTTGTGACTTCGGACGGCAGTTTCGCAAAATTCATAAGAGGATCATTATTTTTCATAAAAAAATTATTTGAAGATCTTGGAAAAGTTGTAAACTGGCTCTCGTTAAAATGGAAAGAACTAATAAATTGGGTAAGCACTTCGGATAGCGGCTTTGCAAAATTTATAAGAGCTTCATTGCAGCCAATTATAAGCGGTTTCGAATATCTAGGACTGTTAATTGATGATCTATTTGGCACTAGCAATAAATTAACATTAGAACAAAGAGGTATAAACCCAGCTACTTTGACGAATGCAGAGCTTGGAATTTCTGCAAATGTACCAGAGGCGGAAGCGAACAAAATAAGGACGCAGCAAATTGAAAAAATGACCACCAATAACGCAAAAGTAAATATTGATATAAACGATAAGTCCGGCAGGGCAAACGTGACAGAGAATACAGGGGCGAATATTAATCTTTCAAAGACAATGAGTTGGGAGTAGATGTAGTAATATACGAGAGTGGATCGGGCGGCGAATTACAGCTTTTAAACGACGATCTAGCTTTGTCGGGAGGACTCGCTAATCAGGTGTATCTAGCTTTTTTCGGAGGTAATTTGGAACAAAGCACCTCCCCCAGTTTGGACGATCTGGAATTTCGAGGGGATTGGTGGGGTAATCAATTACTCAAAACAGAAAATCAGTTTAATAGTGAGCTTGAAAGAACCCTGCAAACAGTCGCGCTTAACAGCGCGGGCCTCAGAATATTAGAAAATGCAGCTAAAAAAGACCTGGAATTTTTGAAAGAATTTGCGGAAATAGATGTAAAATCTTCGATAACAGGGATCAATAAGACAGAATTATTCGTAACTTTGCAAGAACCGGGGCAGCAGTCAACTAAGATAAAATTGATCTGGGACGGCACACGGGACGAAGCGATATTCAATGTAATATTATGACAGTACCCACATACGCGCAGCTATATACCTCAATATCTACGGACTTACGAAACCGTTTAGGCATTCGCTTCATAGTTGGAAAGGTTGTTTTAAGCGCTTTTGCAGCCGTGCAGGCAGCAAAATTGAAGTTAATATACTTATTAGCCGCTTTCGTTTTCAAAAATATATTTGTAGACACCGCGGATCCTGAGAGTGTAGGCGGATCATTAGAACGCTTTGGGCGCGTGAAATTAGGACGTGATCCTTTTCCGGCCACGGCAGGCGAGTACAAGCTAAATGTCACGGGCGAAATCGGGGCCACAATAGGGCCAAATACTACGTTCAAATCGCTTGACGACTCAACGAACCCAGGCAAACTGTATATATTAGATTCTGCTTTTACGTTCACAAGCACAACGGGGCTTATACAAGTTAGGGCCCTGGATCCAGGATCAGGGGCAAGATTGGAAATATTAGATTCTTTGCAAGTAACCGCGCCAATTGTGAATGTAGATAGCTTTGCAGATGTCGACAGCGTAGAAGTAACACCTACAGAGGGCGAGACTATAGAAGAGTACAGAGCAACAACTATACAATCTTATCAATTAGAGCCACAGGGCGGCGCTAAAACAGATTATCGTATTTGGGCGCAGGATGCTGCGGGCGTGCGCGAGGTATACCCTTATGTTGAGGACGGCGAACCCTGCAAAATACGGCTTTTTGTAGAAGCAAACGCGTCGGACAGCACGGACGGGCTAGGCACGCCCAGCCAGTCGATACTTGACGATGTGGAGGAGGTTGCCGAATACGACCCGGATACAACAAAACCAGACAACGAACGTGGACGGAGGCCAATGGGTACTTTTGAAATATATTTTGTTGCGATCATATTAAACCCTGTAGATGTCGAAATAACAAACTTATCCGATACAAGTTATTTGACAACTATAACCAACTCGATCACAGCTTATTTGCTG